ACCGATCTCATACCACATCCGGTTATTCGTGGGATTCGTGTGCGGGTTCGTCGCAGAAAACGCGATGTTCTCCGCGTGCATATCGAAATGGAAATCGTCAATATCTACCGCGACGGTCTGCCCTTTAGCCTGCATCACATTAAACAGTTGCGGCACAGATGCGTGCATCATCAGTTTATAAACGTTAATGTCGAATCCGAATAGGGCACCGTCCTCGTGGGCTAGCCCAATGCCCATCGGGTCATGCGGTCGCGGCTGCCCCACCATCGCATCAAACCCCTGCTGTTCCAGCAGGCGACACGGCAACACCTGACGGTAATAAGCGCAGCCGTTAGCGACAGGCGGGTCTACGCTCGTGTTCCAGTCGCCGCTAATGAACGCGACGCTAGGAAGTTCGGACATTCTCTGTCACCTTGTGCTGGCAGCAGCAACTATCAGGCCATACGCACATGCGATGCAAACCACGCGCGGCAGAAAGATCAAAACCGCTAGCGTTAATATCCCCCGCTGCGCGACAGTTAATGCAGATCACACCCGGCCCCTTTCACAGCACAGCGATATCGCACACCCGCTGATCGGTAGTCGTAACAAACGTGAGCATACCCGGCTGCGAAACTTCACCCGTCGCAACCCGCCAATATTCAGAACCACCATCCATCGCAGGTGCCTGCAACCAGAAACAACCACCCCAATCCGCTACACGCAGATGATGGTAATGCCCCGACACGAGAACATCAGCGTCCCCAATCGGCTGCTTACCCGCTGCCTGCTTCTCCCACCACGACCGCAACTTCGATTCAGCGTTAGCGCCGCTACGGGTCACATGCCCATGCGTCACGCCGACGATCCAACCAGCAGCCGGAACAGTAACGGTCAGGTTGTCGCGTGCCACAGCGAACCGCACATGCCCGTACGCCTCTTCATTCGCTGCGAGGATTTCCGACACCTGTTCCACAATCGCCAGATCATCGTTATCGTGCGCACCCGTGAACGCCTTACCGCCGCCGTTGCGGTTCTCTCCGTGGTTACCTGCGACAGCAGCGACAGTCACCGTGCCGAAATGCTTAGACCATTCCTGCAACGAATCCGTGAATAGCCTGCGGGTGATCTTCACCTGATCCCGGCGATCCAACTCAACAGCGAACGCCTGCGATGGGTAATACCCCACGCAACCTTCCACGCTGTCCCCGGTCCACAAAACGTTCAGGTGCGACACTTCGCGACCGATCTTCCGCAACTCCCGCACACGATCCACTACGGCACCGCGCGCATCCACGATCCGTTGGATCGTTCCCTCTAACCCGTCTCCGTCAGCCTTCCCAATCTGCCAATCCGCAAGCACAACGTTCAGAACAGCATCACCCGTGAACTCGCGCTTACGCGGCTTGTGCTTCATCGCCTGCGCGATCAGCGGCTCAAGGTCAACATGCGAGTAAACCCGCCGCACAACCTTCGCTTTAAACTGACGGTTCGTTAACCCGTCCTCACCGCCCCATGAGTTAAACAACACGGGTTCGATGATCTGGAACTCGTCAGGGTCCAAATCCCATGCACGCAGAATCGACGCCCACTCAGGGTCACCCTGAATCGCGTCCGTCGTAACGGTGCCTTCCGTGCCCAACCATTCGACGCCCGGTTGCCACATGCGCTTCCGGGCGGTCAACTCTTCCGTGGCTTTGATCGCTTTAGTGAACTCGTCACGCAGGGTCATAAGGTATCTATTCCTGTTTGTTAGCGGCCTTACACCTAGGGCACGTTATTCGCCAGGGTGCCGTCACAAGTTCCGCTAGCAGTTTATTGCAGCGCCAGCAACGGGGCCGATCAGTCGTTAACGTACCTTTCCCGTAAGCATCCATGCTTACCGCTCAACTACAGTAGTCAATGACAGAGTGAAACCGGGTCGATCATTGTCATCCGTCCCCACATGGTTAATGGATGAGTTCTGATTAACCCTGAGGAATCTCACGCCGCTGATTGTCTCATCTGTAACATCCGTGAGCGTGTCACGAACCGCCGTAATCAAAGCATTAGCCGTGGGGTAGTCGTTGCGGGACGCGCGCACCATCACCTGAACAGACGGACGCTCCAACGTCGCGTCGTTATCGCGCAGCACTTCCAGCGGCGCAGCACCCGCATACTCATACAGCGCCACACAAGTGTCAGGCTTGTCAGGCATCAAACCGATAAACAGGTTCGTGCCCACCGTCGCGACAGACGCCGCTGTCAACTTGTCTGCCAATGCTTCCAGAATCATCGTGACCGCCTCAGGTACTCCACGACCCGCGCTTTCACGTTATTCGTGAACTTGTCGCGGTGAGCGTTAGCCGGAATCTCAAGGAACTTAAACGTCTTACCCGCCTTGTGCGTGTTGCCCGTTCCCCAACGACCACCAGAGTTCGGGGGAATCTCGTGAACGAACAACGCATACGGCGCAGCCGCTCCACCGTAAGTGACTTCGACGCTGTATTTCGTTCCTAGTCGCTGCGGGTTCTCCACTTTGCCAGACGCGCGTAGATTGCCCGTAGCGACAGGGACGATCCGCTTTGACTCATTCAGAACCGTTGTCGCCTCCGCGAAAATAGCGCGCTGAATCACCGGACCCAAACCATCACCCCGATTCGCCAGGGCAATGACCTTGTTTAGTCCGGTAAGCCTCACGCTAAAGTTCGCCACGATCAGCCGCCGCCCACATGAACCACCGTGTGATGCGCACCGTTCTGATCGTACGGTGTATCGACCGCGATAATCACGGGCTCCGAACCATCATCCAAACGGATTTTGTAATCAGTTGTCACCGGGAACACGCCATACAGATAGAACCTGCCGTCCTCCACGACTTCGCGACCCAACTCATCCCGCGTCAACGTCGTTTCACTAACGTAATGTGCGCACGCTGACACAGACGCAGACGCCGTAAAAGACCGCTTCCCATACTTGTCGATAGACGCCGACGATGCAGGCGGGAAAAGCGTCACGATCTGCGAGAACAATTCCCGAAAATTGGACTCTAGACTCATGTGCGATTATCCATCTGCCCGACAACAAAGTCTGTTGACTCGTCCTCTTCGACCCGCTCCACAGTCGGCACAATCGCATTGCCGTTAATGATCGGTGCTGCGGGGTTAAGCCGGAAACGCTCCGCTTTCAGATGCCTAAGCAACGCTTCCCATTGGGCAACCAGCGCACCGGACTTCACAGACAGCGACAAGTCACCGACAGTCTTAGACTCTTCCTGAACCCGCGACCCCTTCGCAATCAAAGTGGTAACGGCTGCGATAGCGGCAGAGTACGCATCCCCGTACGCGTTATCCAAATAGGTCAGTTCCTCATTGCTGAACAACTGTTCCGTAGTGTCCGTGTCCTGAATGAGAAAACGGATCAGGTCAAGATCGCTTGCCCCCGGATTCCCGCTGTAACTCCAAGTCATAATGTTGACCTCCCGCGTCTAGTGTAGAGCCGTAACCGTCCCCTAAAAGCCGGAAGCGGGGCCACCCCTTGTGAGAGTGACCCCGCTCCGCGCTATTCAGTTATCAGTTACCCGGATCAGGCAACGATGCTGTTCCAGAAGTACCCAAGATCGGAAGCAACGACCTTGTTATCGAACGCCAGTTCAGCCTCCACGCGGGTAGCGCGCAGCGACTCAAGCCGGAACGACGACGTACCGATGGTCAGACCCATGCCCTGCGAAACGCCAGTCCACGAGAACGTGTAACCAGCAGACGGGGTAAGCACACCGGGGTTCGGGGCAACGTGCGCAAGCAGCGCCGTCTTACCCGTGGTGAACGAGTAAGCGCCAGTCGCGCCCTCACGGTTCGTCGCCTTAATCGACTTCGACACGAGAACACGCTCAATGTCGAACATGCGAGCGAGCATATCCTCCGTGATCGTCTGCGAACTCGTGTACTTAATGCGGTCCACCAGATCGGGATGATTCTTGAGTTGACGGAAAACGTCGTATCCCAGAACGAGAGTGTTAGCCTCAAGCCCGGTCACCGAAAGGATGCCAGCCTTGCCAGCCTCAATGTCGTTAATCGGGTCGGAGTTCGTGTAGTCACTCCACTGAATCGTCTGACCCGTGGTGGGCGACGCAGCAACGCCAGTAACGTCACTAGCCCACTTGCCCGTGGTCATAAAGTCGTTATTAAACTGAATCTCACGACGGGTAAGCAGACGATGCGTAACGAACTCCGCAGCCTCACGATCAACGTTAATCGGGGCGTCGGCGTTAGCGCGAGTCTGATCGCCAATATCCTTGTGAATCGCGTAAACGTCAGCGTAGTAAGTCGCGGTCGCGATGTTGTAACCGGACCCGACAGACTCCGTGCCGTCCGTGCGAACCTGCGCCTCATCGCGCAGCCAATCATTCTTCTCGTAGACGAAATACTTATCGCTCTGCTTGTCCACCGGAACAACCGGGAACACCTTGTCAGCGATGAAGTTCTCTGCACGCTGCATGTACGCAACGCTGATGTTAGTCAGGATTGCGTCAACATGAACCTGACTCTGTGTAGGCTGTGGCATTTTCTATTTCTCCTTAGAGTCCACGCGCAGCGTTAGCGCAGTCGATGACGGCAGCAGCGATAGCCCCGGCAGCGGCGCTCTCAATGAACGTGCCAACGGAGAAAGC